TAGCAAGTTATTATCACAATGGTAGAAAAGAAGGACAAAAAACTGTTGCTGAGTACGTAACAGATTTAATTGCTTTTATACAAGAAAATAATGTGATGCCAGAATACATAACGATTGACCCAAGTGCTGCACCATTAATAGTAGAAGTTAAGAAGAATAAGTTTTTCCAAAGACATCATATCAAGGTAGTACCAGCTAAGAACAACGTAGAACTAGGAATACAACTAGTCAGTTATTTATTGAATCAGGATAAGTTTACATTAGATCCAAGTTGTAAAAGTGATATAGAAGAATTTGGATCTTACTGTTGGGACGAAGATAAATTGGACAAAGGCGTGGAAGAAATATTAAAAATGAATGACCATGCTATGGATAAAATACGTTATGCAGTAATGACAGACAGTATTAATTATAGAACATTAGACGATGCACTAAGAGTATTAAGTGGTAAAGGAGCGATTCAATAATGATATATGATATAATAGCAACTATATTAGCGGTGTTATATTTAGGTTTGCCGTTGATGTGTTTAGCTTTATTGATTAATTTAATAATTCTAATAATTCTAATAATAAAAGGAGGTAAATAAAAATGAGTTTGTATAACAGTATAGATAGAGCATTAGTAGGGTTATATAGTACAGACAGAAGATTTTTAGAAGAATTGCAGCAAGTAAAAACCTACTACGAGTTCTACGAAGGTAGACCTGAACAATTAGAGGACGACTTAGAGGATGGAACTGGCCAACTATGGGCAGTAAAAGACAGAGATTATAGACCAACTAGAGAGATAAGAAACTTAACTAAAAAGCTACTTAAAAAACAAGGAAGATTTATGACTAGTGTTCCACCAACAATAGTAGTAAAGAGTGTAGACGGAACTGATCCTACACTAATAGATGATAAACGTATTGCATATGAGAAAATATTGGAAGATGGAAAGTTTTGGAATAAGTTTAGTAAAGCATTTATGGACTGTGTTATAGGGAAACGTGTTCTATTAGCATTGATGTTAGATGTAGATGAACAGGGAAATCCAATAGACAATGCACCAATTAAATTTAGATTTTATACAATGCCAGAGTTCTTATATGAATATGACCCAAATGACTGTGATAAATTAATCAAAGTTCAGATAGCTTATCAAGATGAAAGCACAGTAGGTAAGCTACAAAACGAACAAAGATGGCATAAATGGATATATGAAATGAGAGGCGAAGAATGCTGGTGTACATATATGGTAGTAGATGGTACTAACACAATAGCCTATGCAGAAGTACCAAATGTACTTAACAGTAGTATCGCAGGAGAACAACAAGACGAACAACAAATGCAACAAGTAGAAATACGTAGTGAGTGGAATACTGGATTAAGTTGCATACCATGTACAGTTATATTCAATGATGGACTTACTGGTGATATTAGAGGACGTAGTGATGTTAAGGACCTTATGGATATGCAAATGGATTATAACAAAACTATTAGTGATTATAGAGACAGTTTACGTTTTGCAATGTTTGACCAAACTGCATTTATAGACGCTGACAGTGCGTCTATTGAAGGAATAGTAGTGGCACCCGGGGCAATCTTAGATATTAAAACAGATACATCTTTAGGAATGGGTAGTGCAAATGGTAGTTATAAACAAGCGTCTATACAAAAGGTTGGTAGTGAATTTACATTCCAAGGTGCAGCAGATGCTTATCTTGAGAGATTGAAAAAAGATATGTACGAATGTATGGAACAACCATTGCCTGAATCATTAGTAAATGTGGCTAGTGGTAAGGCTCTACGTATGTTATATGATGACCTTATTACACGTTGTGAAGAAAAATGGTCAGCATGGGATGAAGCTATTCTATGGATGCTAAAATTAATTGAGGAAATCGTATTAAAGAGTAATTTATATCCAGATGACCCTTCTATCAATCAAGCTATGCAATATAAAGTAAGTTTAGACCTTGACCATAACTATCCAATACCAGATGATGAAGTGGATACTAAGACAATAGCAATAAAAGAAGTAGAAGCCAATGTAAGAAGTAAACAAAGTTATATTAGAGAGTTTGGTAGTGCTGAGGAAGCAGATAAAGAGTTTGATGAGATATTAGATGAGATGGACAAGGTCAATATGACACAAAATAGTATGACAGATTTTAAAGGGACAATTAGCAAAACCGAATAATTTTCTATACTATATATAGAATAAAAAATTTGGGAGGTTGGTAAGTATGAGTAAACAAGGTGGATGGACTAAAGGACGTAAAGGGGAAAAACAGTTGAAATTTAAAGCTAAATGTGATAAATGTGGTAGAGAGTTTTATCCAAGAGAAAAAGAATTAATGCTACTAAAAGGATGTATAATTATTAGAGGGTTTGAATGTAGATGTGGTAAACAGTATGTGACAGTAGTAACTGATAACCAACTACGTAGAGAGATGGCACAATTGGAGGATTTATTAGAAACTTTTACAAAGATACAATATAAGAATAGATATGATGTAAATGAACAAATTAAAATACGTGGTTATGTACCACAAGAGATACAAGATAGAGTAAATAAGAAGGAAAAAGATTATATGGATGCAATAACAGAGCTTAGACGTGATATAGCTAAGAGAGGTAAAGAATTAAAAGAAAAATATAAAGGATATATCGAGTAGCACTAAGGGAGGTTAATAAACCTCTCTTTTTTTATACAATAAATTATATAGGAGGTGGAGGTATGGCTAAGACAAGATTTATTAGTGATACACAAACGGAGAATGGGTTAGAGTATTTAAAGACACTAAATGATCAATTAAGAAATAAACCAAAGGAACTAACTAAGAAGCAACAACAACAGATAATACAAGTCTATAAAAATGCTTATATGGATATAATAAATAGGAATATTAAAAGTGCTTATGGCAATAGTAAAGCGATAAAGAACTTAACTGCTGCC